AAGGCTGTCAATCATCACGTGATCGATGCCAAGCTCCTCTGATGCCCAGTGAATCATGGCCAGGATGTTTTCAGCCTTGACGCTACCAATCTGGTCGTAAATCCAGATCTTGTCGTTGGTGTAGTCCATGATCTCGTCAGCAGATGCTCTGCCAGGTAATGCGGTTCCGCAAGCCTGACGAAGCATGCGGGCAACCGTTGCGGCACCAGGCATTTCCATTGATGCGATCAAAACCTTCTTGTTTTCAGCAGCCAACCACAAGGCACTTTGGCCCATGACAAGGGATTTGCCCTGCCCGTTAGGTCCAGCCCAGATCGTGAGTTCGCTATGGCGAAACCGGAACTTGTCGCCTGTCTTGGACCAAGGCATCTGGTCGCCAAATACGGCAACCCCTTTTTCAAGGCGTTCCATTGCGTCGTCGTAGAAGTCTCTAGCAGGACGGATGGACTGTGATTGCTGCCTCGCCATGAAACGAAGCAGGTCAATGTCTTCGATGATGTTCATATTGCTATTTCTTTGTTGATGGTCAGTTTTTTGGCGGTGCCCTCGTCTTCCCAACGCATGCCGTTAAGCCATGACGATGGAAGCGGGACAAACTTCTTGTCACGTGAGGCAAGGTCAGGTAGTTGTTGTTTCAAACCCTGAAGCGCTTTTTCTTGATCGGCCTTCTTCAACCTCTTCCAAGCAGTCAGCGCCTTTTTCTTGTCATCACGTCGTGGATACATGCTCCAAAATTTGTCAAATTCAGTATCCATCTCGCTCGGTAACGAGCTAGATAAATCTCTTCTCTTCTCTTCTCTTATTCCGGACTTTGTCCGTACACTGTCCGGATTTTGTACGGATCTTGTACGGACAATGCTAGTCTTTCTTATCACCTTTTCGATGTAACTATCTGTTCTTGTTGCCATTTTCATGCATGTGATGACACCTGCATTTGTCATCTCGAACAGACTTAAGTGTACCATAAAGCGCATCATTTCCTCAACGCGCTCGGCGTGTATGCCTGTCTCGTTCGAGATCAATTCTGCGTCTTGTTCGAGCTCGAAAGTGAGGTTGTGGGACTCCACTGTTCCAGCAATACACTCCAGCAAAAAAAAGTAAAGACCATACCCTTCCATGCCGTATTTGAGGCGAACTTTGTGCAGTTTGGCATCGTGTCTTGAGTCTGAGTCATGCTTAAACCACTTCATTGGCGCCTCTCAGTCTCTTGTATGCCTCTAATTCGCGATCTAGATCTTTCTGGGACAGCTTTTCGCCTCGCTCACGCTTGGCGTTGGCCATCTCAATAATCAGCCTCTCGTGGCTCTCCTGAGCCTTTGCTTCAGCCTCGCGTTTCTTCTCAGCTCTCGCAAACGCAAACGGGTTAAAGCTTTCTTCTCCGCCTTCAGGGAATAGATCGGCCAGAGTAAGGCCCACAGCGTGTACAACGTCAGCAGCGCCACAACCAGCAAAACACTTAACAAGAATCCTTCCATCGTGGTTTTCCTTAATGGCTAGACTTGGCGAGCGATCCTCATGAGCTGGACAACAAGCCAGCCATTGACCCTTACCTCTCTGCTGCACCTTCTGTAGTTGAGACAACAGCAGATCCACTTTGCTTAACATAATTTTCCCCCTTGACGTAATCGGCCAACTTCTGGATGGTTTTTAGTGTGAAGTTGGAGCGACTACCGTTAATGAATGCCTGAATGGTTGGGTAACTTAGGTTTGTAGCCTTTGCTACTGAATAGATTTTGCAACCAGCCAAGCCCTTACGGATGTCTTCAATCTCAATCATCATTAGCCTCTAATTTATTGATTTCAATACCAAACTGCTCAAGTAGCTTTAGGCCATTGAGGTCTCTGTACTCCTCTGAATACACAACTTTTGAAATACCGGCCGTGACGATCATCTTTGCACAGTCAACACATGGAGAGACCGTTGTATACATGCTGCAGCCATTGGTACTAAGCCCGTGCTTGGCACAGAACATCAGAGCATTCTGTTCTGCATGCATCACTGTAGGTTTGGTTCCACCATGCTCTTCACAGCAATTGTCTTCTCCAGGAAGTGTCCCGTTGAAGCCAGTCGCAATGATCCGAGAGTCCCGAGCAATCACGCAGCCAACCTTGCTACGTTCACAGCGTGATGCCCGAGACCATACCTCGGCGGTTTGAATTAGGAATGAGTCAAACCGGCTCATATTCGTCTACTAGGTAAAAGTGTCTTGGATAGACATGAAGACTGCCTGCATTCCAATAGATCAGTCCCGGTTCAAGATCTGGATACTTATGTTGCAGATCTAACCAAGCCTGACCCTGGACGTACTTATGCCAATGCAGATCATTTTTGTAGCCAAAGACAGCATCACTTGAGCGCATGAAAACCATGTAATGCAGCTTATTCTTACGGATCAGAAGCTGAGTGGCATAGGTACACATAAAGTCCTTCATGCCGTTGCGCTTGCTGTCCTCATGCATTGTCGGTCTGGTGTAGAGCATAACGCCTTGTCTTGACGCTGGATCTCTCAACAGCTCTTCAATGCACTTCAGATACTGCTTGTGGTTTTCTTCGCTGTGAATACACCAACCATAATTGGAGTTGATGTAACCATCTTTGTCTGCAATGTCCTGCCAGATCTGCGGGATATTGGGTTCAAGACCTGAGATATTCAGGTTCTTGTCCAGATACCAAGCAAGTTCTCTGTTGGCATACTGCAGGCTGACCTTACCAAAAATGGTTGGCTCATCAGCAATGAAGTTAGCATTGATGATTTCAAGCGTTCCATTTTCGGCAAGATCGCCTTCAAGCCACTTCTTCTTGAAGATGTACTGAATGTCACGAACCAGCATCGATACGCTCCGATTCTTTCGTCAGATAGTCTTCAAGCAGTTTCGCGTAGCCAGCAATATCGTGGGCATTGTCTGCATACCAAGGATCACCATTGACCATACGAGCGATCTTGTGAAAGATCATGTGTAGGCATTCCATGTGAACATCAGTAAGCTCACCAGCGCGAGGAGACTGGGCAACAACATCCATCATTGCCTGTGTTGTGCTGGCATTACCTTCGATTGTGCCATAACGGCTACCACGTTCCTGTAAAGTGGCGTCTACGCTCATTTCTTAGGCTCTACCGTGGTCATGGATTCCATAGCAGTCGCGATAGCAAAGAGCAGACGCTGACACTGATTGATGGTCAACTTCTCACTCTTGGTCTTGGCGATCTGACGGACAACAGCCTTTGGAGAGGTGTTACTGGAGGTCTTGCGACCGATTGCTTCATCTAGTTTTTTCATTGTGATAGTCCTTAAACAAGGTCAGTAAGATCAGCAGACTTAAAGTCAGCTGGTTTTTGCAGATCGAGAGAAAACCCACCACGCTTGTTGTTGGGTCCAAGCTCTTTCTGTAAGTTGCTAGCCATGACTCGGCGATATGCCTCCTCAAAAACTGGCTCAAAGCCCATACGCTCGACGGTACCAAACAGGAAAACTGCTAGGTCTACAAGCGCATCAAGCTCATCTACACGCTCCATGGATGCCTCATATTCATCCAGTTCTTCCTGCATTGCTGCAATACGGAAGATGCGTTCTTCTTCTGTAAAATTTGGCAGATCTTCATAGCTAATACCAAACTTCTGATGCATGCCCTTGACCAGGGACTGATAGATGGTCGACATTAAATTCTCCTAATAAATGGTCCACCCCATCATTGGGGAGGTGCGAATCTACCAGCCAGTCGGCCAAATGTGCAACATTTATTTGATAAAATATGTTTGATACCTATAAAAAACATTTAGTACCATCCGGCGCATAGCTAAGTATATTTGACTCATCCAGCGACGCAACGCTGGTCTAACGCAAGGAGAACATCATGACTTGTCAGGTGGAATACGAAATGGCTCATCAAAAACTCATTGACGAAATGATTGACAACGCTCTCAATCTCTACACCAAGCACCACACCCAGGGCTTAGGTTACGCTTGTTTAACCGGTAGAGCTCGTGTGATGCTAGCTTGGATGCTTGATGATCTACCTATAGAGCATCAGCGCAAATGGATACAGCGCATCAACGATTACATTGAAGAAGACAAGCAAACCATTCCAAACTACTTTGAAGAAGACGCAGCATAAGGAGACCATCATGCCAGAACTACACATTTCACGCGACGTTATTGACCCTAACTTCTTCGATCCAGAAGGTGACATGGATCCACCTATGTCACGTCTTGAAGTCATTGACAACTTTATCGATGAAGTCAACCATGACGCTGAAGTCAATGGTTATGCTAAGTGGGGTGAAGCTAACGCAGTTATGGAAGCTATCACTGAAAACATGGACAAGAAAGATGCTGGTCGTATGGCAGAGATGATCTTTGAAGGTCGCTGGACTGAATTAGGTCACCTTCTTGGTAAGCCAGCTCGCATCTACCTTGAAGAATATCTTGAGGTCTAGCATGATTAACGTAACCAAAGAAGCGCTGCGTAGGATGGCGCACGATCTTTACATGGAAGACTGGAGCGGAAACCAAATTGGTAGGCTCTCTAATAATGAGTTAATCCAAGCATGGATCTGCTACCACGACGAAATACCACAATCATGGATTATCACAGAGTCACAAAATGAACGATCAAAACAGATTTGAATATGAATACCAACGCCTCATGGAAGATCCAGTCGTTAAAGCAGAGCTCGCTCTTCGCGATGCCGAGCTTGCGATTGAACGACTTAGAGGTGCGTTGGAAGAACTTGCTGCTGATTCAAAGTCCGAGACTCAGTGGCGTACTTGGCAAACCTCGGACAACTTACCGATATAAGGAAAACACAATGAGCTTAACGTTAAAAGAATCCGCTAAAGCAAACGGAGATTTCCAGATCGCACCGGCGGGTAATCACCTGGCCATCTGCTATCAGATTGTAGAGTTAGGGCAGCATCACAATGCTCAGTATGACAAGTGGCAACCAAAGATCCAGATCGGTTGGGAATTGCCTAACGAGACGATGGATGATGGTCGCCCGTTTGTAATCAGCGCTCGCTACACCGCATCATTCCATGAAAAAGCTATTCTGCGTCAGCATTTAGAGTCATGGCGTGGACGTCCTTTTACGGACCAAGAGCTGGCTGGATTTGACCTCAAGAACATTTTAGGCAAAGCTTGCATGGTGAATGTTGTTCATAACAGCGCACAGAATGGCAAAACCTATGCAAATGTCAAGTCTGTTGCCGCTGTTCCTAAAGGTATGAACGTACCCGAGCAGATTAACGATAGCATGGTATTTGAATTTGGCGATCAAGGCTTTGACGAGCAAATCTTCAATTCGCTGCCACAGTGGCTGCAGACTACAATCACCTCGTCCCGTGAATACCAAACTATGACGAACGACACTCCCGTAGATGACGTTCCATGGGATGACGATATTAAGTTCTAAGACTCCTCTGACCACACTTGCGTGTCGGCTTAGCCCACCGATGGTCAAAAACGGGCTATTACTATGGAAACAATAAATCAGGCATTGGCAAAAGCCAAGATGCGGCGTGAGTATTGCTCCAACAGATGGCAGCATACAAGACGCCAGGAATGGAAACAAGAACTAGAAATGATTGAGTACACCATTAAATTTTTACGAGAAGAAATCAATGTCAAATCTCGCCCGTTCACCGAAACTGAGACTGCAAGCGGCGCTGTTCGATCTGATCTCTTACTGCGATACAGAAGATGAGTGGGGAATTAAAGAGACATGGAATGAACTAGATCAAGCTGGCCAGGAGCAGATCTGGGCATTTATGAGTAGCCAGCAGAAAACAATTATTAGAGGTGCATTAGCACAAGGAGATCAAGATGAACCACCACCCTTTTGATGTGTTGATGAAAGCGCAGCAGATGGCCATGAAGATCATGGACCTTGCCAGAAGTACAGATAAACCTGACTGTCATGAGATTGATTTGCTAGCACAAGATGCTCAATACATCCTTATCGAAACTCACGATATGAACAAAAACGAAATCTTGCGTTGTTTAAAGGAAGGAAAAGCAAAGCTGGAGGGAATGAACACATGAAACAAGCCATCTACGCATTAGCCATTTCTTTTATGTTTGTCGGTACGGCAATCA